ATTATGCCCGTAGGGTTGGAATACTTTGACGATGGAACATTCAACGACACTGTTGAAGTGAAGCCTACGGCATATTGCTTTAAGAGTAAGAAAGTATGGGGGTGGAAGGATGAGGAATATGCCATAATCCGTGCGGAGCATAGCTCTAAGGTTCACTTGGGGACTAAGGAGAAAGAGGTAGAAGATGGACTTGTGTTCTACATCTTCGACAAGAATGAAATCTTGATAGCCACTCAGATAGGCAAGAAGAGCGATTACACTTTCGACATTGAGTTATACTACCGCCACAATATGGGTGTCCTCCCTTGCGTGAGGCTTGGAGGTATTTCAGTTCAGGATGATGGGGATTACTACTACCATTCGTTCTACACCCCTGCTATCCCTGCATTAGACCAGGCTGTTAATGACTTCTCGACTTTACAGATGAGTAAGTTTTCTCATGCCTTCTTGCAGAAGTGGGAGTATGTTGATGAGTGCGATAAGTGTAATGGAACGGGGCAGGTTGAAGAGGCGTTAGGCTTTGAAGATAAGGTTGCCATTGCCTGCTCAAATTGTGGTGGAACGGGAACTCGCAGGATGTTTGGTCCGCTATCGGTATATCAGGTTCAAGCACCGAATAGGTTTACTACTGAAACCGAAACTAAGATTCAGATACCGCCTGCGGGCTTCATTGATGTTAAGCACGAAATCTTAGACTTCTTGAACAAGCAAGTCATTACCAATATTCAGATGGCTTTCGAGCTTTTGAGTATTGATGTGATGAACAACGAGAAGATTTCGGGTAGGGAAACGGCTACGGGCAAGGCTATTGACAGGGAGGAGTTGTATAGCTTCCTATTGAGTTTTTCGGGTGTTGTATTCTCCGACTTTCAGTTTGCTATCAATATGATTGGCAGGATGCGCTATGGCGATTCTTGGCAGCAGCCTGCTATGCGTTACCCTCAGAACTTTGAGATGAGGACTGATGCGGAGCTGACTACCGAGATTAAGAATGCCCCATCGTTTTCGAGGGCTATGCTGGCTCAGCAGTATTTGGACACTCGATTCCCTATTGAGGAGGTTAAGAGTGCGATTATGAAGCTATCGGTTAAGGTTGACCCATACTTCAACTTAGATGCTAAGGAGGTGATGATGTTAGCCGCAGGCAACATTATCGAGAAGTGGGAGGCTATTATGCACTTTAAGGTGGAGTCTATCATCCGTGATTTAGTCTATGAGGATGAGGGATTCCTTAATTTAGAATACTTAGAGCAAAAGAAAAAGATAGAGGAGGTGGCAAAATCACTCGTTCCGAAGGAAAAAGGATTAACTTTGCCAAACTTATTCACAACTAATGGACTACGAAAGAATAATTCAAGAACTGGACTCCCTGCCGAAGGAAGTGGCGACCAAGAACCAGCAGACTGAGAACGATTTATTTGAAGCCATTTTGGTGCTTCTGTCTACATTTTCCTATACAGATGGTGATATAGACCAATCGGAGGAGAACTTTGCTAAACTTGCCACTCTTCGCTCAAAAATAAAGGAATTGGCTGACAATGCGGGGCTTTCTGAGTTAACCGCATATTTCATTCAGCGAGTCGAGTTTATGAAGGGCTTTATTGACAGCACCCTAAACACCCGTTCAATATCTAAGACTACAAGAGAGGAGATAAACGAAGGGCAAACTTCCATTGAGGAAACCATTGTTGAGTCTTTGGGAGAAGTTTCTTCCGAAATAACCTCAGAGATACTGAACACCTTTACATTTATGATGGTCGCAGGGGCTTCAAGAACGCTTATTGAGGATGCTCTTGAAGAGTTAATAGTCGGCACTCAGTCTAAATTAGGCGTAGTTTCATCTCTATTGAATACCAAAGTAGACATTATGTTCTCATCGGTTGTTCGCTCCTATGCTATGATGATATACACGGCATTGGGGTACGACAATTTTAGATATGAAGGCGGTCTTATTGCCGATTCAAGACCTTTTTGCATTGAAAGAAACGGCAACAACTATACTACTGAACAGATAGAGGCATGGGCTGACTTACCCGATTGGAGGGGCAGAATGCCTGGCACAAATGCTCAAACCATTTTCTACTATTTAGGCGGTTATAGATGTAGACACTGGTTAGTACCTATTAAAAATGAAACCAATTAACCCCAAAAAATATGGCAAACAAAATTCGTGCGTACAGCAAGGGTAGCATCATTTGGATAAGTGAGGCTACGGCTCGGAATGAGGCGTTTTTGAAGAAGTACAACATCCGCATTGATGATGAGGCTTTCAACGGCCCTATCGTTCCTGCACCAACATCTGATGAGCCTCGTAAGGCTAAAATACTGACTGCCCCTACGAATGACACATCGGAGCTTCCCGAAGTCCCTGAATTGCCCGAAGAGCCTATTCAGGAAACGGATGTTGAAACTGCTGATGAGTTGATTGAGGAGGAGAAGCCTAAGAGAACAAGAAAACCTAAAACTGAAGAGTAATGGCTATTGACCACAAAGAAATGTCGAAATGGCTCTTTGACAAAGAGCAGGAGTTTGAAAGCCTTGATGAGTTCAAGGACTTATTGTCTAAGAAGTATGTAAGCCGTGAGGTTGCTGCCGATGACGAGGACATTAAGAACAGGGTAACGGGCAAGACACTCGGTGCTTTGGAAACTAAGTTTAAGCGTTCATTTGGGCTTTCAGAGGATGAGGTGAAGGGCAAGAAGCTTTCCGAGCTATTTGAGTTAGCTGAATCCAAGAACAAGGCTACCATTGAGCAGTTGCAGGCACAGGCTAAGAGCGCAGGTTCTACCGAAGAGCTGAATGAAATCCGTGAGCAGTTGGCGGAGGCTCGTAGGAGGTCTAAGGAGCAGGAGGAATTGTCAAGTTCACTGACCAAAAAACTTGAAGAAACAGAGCAATCTTCTTCGGCTAAGTTTCAGGAGTATGTCATTTCGATGAACGTTGAGAAGGTGAAGAACTCCATCTCTTGGAGCGATACTGCCAACCAATATGCTCGTAAGGGCTTTGAAATGGATATTAAAGAAAAGTATATCTTTGCACTGTCCGATGATAAGTTAATTGTAACGGACAAGGCGGGAAATCAGATTAAGAACGATAAGGGTACTGGGTACTTAACGGCTGAGGAGCTTTATCGTTTAGAGGCTGAGAAGGCAGGGTTGGTTAAGAAAGCTGGAGAAGCTGGCTCTCAAACCAAAACGGTTCAGGTAAGGATGCCTTCGCCCGACAGACCGATGAGATATGCTCATCCACGCCTCGATGGACACAGAGAGGCTTTGAGCAAGGAATAACACGACACGCTGTGTCTGGCAGACAGAAAAAGCCAAACGTGCCGAAGGGGTAGGCAGATAAAGACTTCCAAAAACCTTTTTTAATTCTAACCAAAATGTCTTACGGATTTCCTGATTTTATCTCCTGCCCCGACATTCAAGGCAGGCTCGAGGATGGCTTCTTCAAGGGCGACCCTCAAATGTTTCCAGGCCACATCAATACGTTGCGGGCTGTAACTTCACCTATCAATGAGCAGGGTATCCTGCAAAACCAAATAGACACCAAGAATGGCCACTATCGTGCCGTTGAGGTTGTCTATCAGCCTCGTATGACCGACACGGGTACGACTTCTTCTGCTGAACTCGATTGTACTGCTGGCTCTGTTTACGGAGAAACATCTAAGTTGTATAACATCGACCCAACGGATGGTGCTTCACGCAAGTGGTCTTTCAACTTGGATGACCTTGCCCCACGTTGTGAGCGTGATGAAAACTACGTTGCTCGCCAGTTGGCTATGCATATGCAGGCTATCAAGCGTTTTATGAACAACGAGGCTGTTACCTTCATCGGTGCTAACTTCGGTAACTTCGCTGCTAATGCAGGCTCTACCGTTTCGGGTGGCAATCTTTTGACTACCGCAACTAAGAACACTGCAGTGGGTTCTGTTGTTGGAACGTACCTCGATGATTTTATGTCTGATGTATTCTACCAATATCAGTTGGCAGAGGGATGGGACAGACCTATCATCATAGGTGGGGAGTTGGTACACAAGTACATGACCGCCCTTCGTTCAAGCTGTTGCGCTACCATTAACGTAGACCTCCAAGCCATGATGGCTTCCGATGCTCAGAGCTACTACTTCTTCGAGCCAAGAGCTGATTCTACCTTCGGTTCTACTGAGTTCGCCTTTATGGCACCAGGTGCTGTTCAGATGATTCGTTACAATGCCTTCAAAGGTGCTAACGGCATCCGTGTGATTGACGACCAGGCTATCAAAAAGGGTACTATTGTAGACCCTGAAACAGGCTTGGAGTTCGATTACTACGCTGAACTTAACTGTAACCAGTGGAAGTTCTTCTTAGGCTTGGCTTATCAGTATGTAACTATGCCTGATGATATGTTCTTCACGGGAGATGACCTTGATGGTGTTAACTACATCTTCAACGGTAAGATTACAAACCCTTAATTTGGTGTGTGTGTTTGGGTAAGGGGGTGCGAAAGCATCCCCTTTTTTATTACTAACTTTGTCGTATGAGTTGCTGGAATAACGTAATCGGTGTACGGGGTTTGTGCGACCCTGATGTAACGCCTTCAAGCGGGTTGTATATTAACGACCTCACGGGAATATCTATGCGTGACCTCGATTCAGGGGTTAACGAAGAGGATAGAACCGCCTTCACCCTTATTGAACGCAAGATTGACCAGGCTGCCAATATGATTCAGGCAGAAAGCCTTGCCTACCTCTACAATCGTTGGAACTACACCACGAGCAGTTGGGATGGGCAGGTCGGGTTTTGGCCTCAGAGCCTACAAAGTTTGCCTCAGGGTGCAGTTTTTAGGGGCATAGGCGTAAGATATAGGCAGGCTGACTACATAGCCGTTACCTTAACCGCAGTTAACCTATTGGTGAACTTCACGGGGGCGGTTAATGTCTTTGTCTATGACCTAATTACGGGAACTGTTTTAGAAACGATACCCGTTCAAACAACCGCAGGAACTCCATCGAGGGTTGTGGTGAATAAGAAGTTCACGAGCAATGGGCAGTTGCTTAACCTTGCCTTCCTTTACGATGCCACTGGTGTTCCCTCCTACCAAACAGGTCTTTACCCTGTCTATGGCTGTGGCGGATGCTCTCGTGGTTCAAGGTGGCAGAATAATGTCTTAGAGCGCACATTGGAGTTTCCTACTTCGGGTGCGGTTATTGAGCAGAATATATCGGGGGGTTCTTGGACTGGTGGGCTTTCCATCGAGTACCAGGTAGCCTGTTCCTTTGAGAGCCTTCTATGCGCTCATATTGGGCAGTTAGGCTATCCATTGCTCTACAAGGCGGGTATGCTGATTATGAAGGAAATGGAGTTCTCTAAGAGGCTGAATGGCATCATCTCGTTCAATCGGGAGCGCAATGGGCAGCTTGTAGAATACTACCAGCAGCAATACGATGCCTATATGTCGAGGTATTTTGAGCAGGCTTATATGCCCGACACGGGGTGTTTTGCTTGTAGGCAGAGGGTTAGACAAGTTAGCCGGATACCATGAGCAGGATGACTCTATACGATTTTATCGTAGCCCTTGAATCTCAGGTAAGGTATATTGATGATGCTGCCGAAATTGCATTGGAAGCGGCATCTAAGACGACTCATTCGTTTTATGTGTCGAGGATTTTTGAACACGGATTAAACAATAAGTTAAGCCCATTGGGCACATACAGCAGTCGAGAAACTAACTTTTTTAGATGGAACTTTCTGCCCAAGAACTATAATAAGTTTAAGCCTACGGGATATTTCTTTGAAAAAGGCAGGACATTAGCTTATATGACATTAAAGGGCTATAAACAGCTAAAAGCCATCCAAGGATTAAAAAACGACAGGGTTAATTTAACTTATACTGGCGAGCTAAAAAGGAATTTTATCCAAATGCCTAAAACATCAAGAGGCTATAAGGGCAACAAGAGAAGGGCGGTTGTAATAGATAATTCCACAATTTCAAACCCCAGTTGGGATACTCCGAAAATTCCAAAGGGAAAGACAAATACTAACAAGGTAATTAAATTGATGAAACAGTACAAGTCTGCGTTTATAGAGCATTCTTTACAAGAGCAGCATATGTTTATAGGGCACTTCAATAGGCGTTTTATTCAGCTCAACTTCCAAAAAACCAAATGGGAATTAGAGAACACTGACTATTTCAATTACCTTCGCTAATATGATACTATCAGTAATAAACGGCATCTTGGATAGGCTTCGGGAGTACGGAGTAGCCAGACACTACGGCTTTGCGGAGATAATCCCCGATGGGGAGGCTTTAATCCCCTCTATTTACTGTTCAAATGGTGAATATAGACACGTTATTGACAGTTATGAATGGAGTGAGGGGATAGCCTACATCCGTATGTCGGGAAAGGATTCCTCCGAGCAGATTGATGAGGATATGTTCATAGGCTGCCAAGGCCTCGTGTCGATTAGGCAACCGCTTATGCTTGTAGTTATTGGCAAGAGGAAGGGGTATAGAAACTTCGAGATGGGGGAGTTGATTAGGGCTAAGGTTGGGGGCTTGTACCCTGCTCTTGCTCAGGCGGTGGGTGCTGTTTTCGTTGATGTCGATGTTCGTGGTATTGACTACGATATTGCCACTGTTCTTTCCTCCGAGTTCGAGGGTGCGTCTATTTCCTGGGACACGGGTAATTACATCATAGCGGTAGATATGGATGTTATTGTCCGCATTGATGCGAAGTGTCTGTCGAATGCCGACCCTTGCCCACCACCCACTTCACCTCCTCCGCCGCCTCCGCCACCCAATCCAATCGACCCAGATGAATAATAGTTCAACTTGCTTATTGGCTCTATAAACCGATAATTCAAATTGTAGTAATTTAGCACCATAAATTGAAATAAAATGCCAGCATTACCCGCATTAACCGCATTCTCCTTCGGGACTACCCAGCTCATACTAACGTATGCCGATGGTAGAGTTTTCTATGTAAACTACAAGAACATCATATGTAACCTCGATGACCCGACTACGGGTGAAGTTATATTGAGGATTTACCAAGATGGGCAGATAACGTTAGTCATTAGTGCTACCGACCTTGTGGCGATAGGCACGACTATCTCCGCATTCTTAGCTTCTTTGAACATCTATGTAGCCAATAGCGGTGCTACATCGAGTTTAGGCTCTAAAATGGAGGTAGTTACGGCTGCGGTTACGGGAAAACTTTATACCGCCCTTATGATTAACGCCTCTTGTTCGTTCAGCACTTTGACTGACAACAGAAGTAGTGGGAATAATATGCTCACTGCCTATGATCTTAGCACCAATCAGAGTGGGCAGAATCTATCGGGGATAAGTTGCTTTACGGGGATGATTATCCGTGCCAATGACGGTAGGACAATAGCATCTGTAACTCCTGTCGGTGGTAACGTTTTCGCTTTTTTTAACTAATTATGCCCTTAATAGAAGGACCTTCATTAGGCGGGAATGCCCGCCACGTCCGTCGGCAGTATGCTGAGGAAAATGCTCTTGCTCGTGAGCGCACCACTAATGCTGCTGGTAATGAGGAGTTTGGCGGTGGATGCCTTCGTGGGAGGTACAACAACCTTCGGGAAACGGTTCAGCCGACTCCTTCTATTGTAGTAGTCCCCTCGTTAATAAATGCGGGCGGGCTATTCGTTCAAAGACCCGTATGCCGCACTAATTACTTAGTGAACAACGCAATGCTCGGTGCTATTGGCAGCGTTCTGCCGACTGCGTGGGCATCAGGAGCAATACCTGCGGGGTTCACCTTTTCGGTAGGCGCAAGTGGTCAGGCAACGGCTAACGATGGCACTGTCGTTGACTATGTAGATATAACGGTAAGCGGAACGGCAACAGCGAGTGGAGCGTTTAACATCTTCTTCGGGCCTTCTTCTGGCACAGTTCAGAATGCAGTGACTGGGCAGACCTTTGCGCTATCGACCTATGCTACTTGCATCAGTGGCGATATTACGACACCTGCTATGGTCTTGCAGGTTCAGGAGGTTAGCGGTTCAACTTTTCAGGCAGGAACGTCTACAAACATCGCATTGGCAAGTGGTGCGCCATTGCAGAGGGTGTCGGCAATTCGAACGCTTAATCAGGGTAATTTAACGGCTGTTCGAGGCAGGTTTGGCCATCCGATTGTAAGCGGAACAACTTATGACTACACGATTCGTATTGGTTCACCGCAGTTGGAGCGGCTGGGCAGGGTAACGCCTATGATTCGCACAGGTGTGTCGGTTACTGGTGCGGTTACGGTTTTGAATGAAAGCAGCAATGTTGTGGGGTTACCTCCTGACTTCACCGTTACGAGGGACACCTCAGCTACAAGGGTGAACAGCAGCGGCTTGATTGAGGTTGCTAAGACGAATCACATCCGCAATAATTCAATGGTTGGGGCAAATGTCAGCACAAACACGCTGCCAACAAATTGGGCTGCAACATTAAATGGATTATCAAGTCAAGTTATTGCTATCGGCACGGAAACTGGAGTAGATTATATTGATATTAAACTTTCTGGCACGGCAACCAGCACAGTGGCGGTTATAGCACCAGAATCATCTACTCAAATTGTTGCGGCATCAGGTCAGACTTGGACAAATAGTTTGTATATCAAAATAATAAGTCAACCATCGCCTCCATCCTCTTATACCTTGGCGTTCAGGGAAGGTACATCAGGAGGTAGTTTTGTAAATTTTGGCGCAAATACTATAACACCAACAACGACATTACAGCGTTTGTCTGCGACCAGAACGCTTACTGGCGCATTAACGGAAAGAGTACAACCTCAGATAAATTTTGCATTAGTCAGCGGCTCAACCTATGACTTTACGATTCGCATCGGTTGGCCACAAATGGAGCAAAGTGCGGTCGCTACTTCACCCATCCCCACGACGACAGCAGCCGTCACCCGCAACGCAGACGTCATCAGCGCATCGGGTGTTAGCGGGTTGATTGGGGCAACCGAAGGAACGATTTATGCGGAGTTTAATATGCAGACATTTGGTGCGGAAGGCTATGCCATTCGTTTAGTTGCAGCGAGTTTTGATAATTCAGTTCATATTGTCAGGTCATCTGCTAATAATGTTTCATTGGTCGTGCGAGCAGGAAACTCAAATGTTTTTTCGCAGGCAGTAGCCGCAACTGGATTCGTCAAAGCTGCTGTTGCATACAAGTCGGGCGATATGGCAGCATTTGTGAATGGAACGCAAGTTGGCACGACAAGTACATCATCATTGACTTTTGGTGCGTCATTTACCGCAGTAAATTTAGGTGCGTTCAGTTCTGGTCTTGCCTTCCTCAACGACCGCATCCGCTCAGCCGCACTCTACACCACAAGGCTCAGTAATTACGACTTAATGGCGATAACGTCAGTAGACACATCATACGAACAATTAGCAGCAAGACTCAGTTATGCAACCTAGTATTATAGTAGACAAATGGGGGATTAAGACAGGAAGCCTCCTTGGGTATGCCGTAACCAAGG